ATAAATGATGGATTGTACGAGATTAAGTTTGTAGACCACGATATGCCATTCTATCAATTATCAAATCGTTATGTATATGAGTTGAAGTGTGAGAAATTTGAGTATAGCACGGAAAGACTCGATACTGGTATTCAAGCTATTGATAGTATAGAGGATAGATTTACTCTAGATGATGTAGGTGTTTATGAGTTAGTAACAGAGTCTGAGGTTGTTATAACTACCGAGCTCGGAGATGATATTATACTTGAACGTATTGATATAGAGCAGCAAGATCCAGGCGCTCAAAATACTCAATTTCAAGTAGAGAGTGATGGTATTTTTGACTTCTCAGATAAAAATCCTTTTGGTGAGAGAATATAATGATCCCAGGGTACTTCTATCACGGCTTAATTAGAAAGTATGTTGTATATTTCGGTACATTGTTCAATGATATTTCTATTGAGCGTACTGATGATAGCGGTAATATTATTCAAGATTTTGTCGTACCCATCGCGTACGGTCCTAAGCAAAAATTTATTGCTAGACTAGAGCAAGATCCTACTCTTAATAAGAGTATAGCTATTACGTTACCTAGAATGTCATTCGAGATAGTAGGGTTTAAATACGACCCTTCCAGAAAACTACCTTCTACTGGAAAGATACTTAAACAGTCTACTAATTATAACGGTAAGTTTGATTCTGTCTATAATCCAGTGCCAGTTAATATTGATTTTTCTCTTTCAATTTATACTAAAAATGCAGAGGACGGGTTTAAGATCTTTGAGCAGATTATACCATACTTTACACCTGAATGGACCTCTACTCTAAACATTCTACCTGACCTTGATCTAAAAGTCGACGTACCAGTAGTTTTAAATAATATTAATATGGTAGATAGGTACGAGGGTTCTTTTGAAGATTTAAGTAGAAGATATATTATTCATACTCTTACCTTTACAATGAAAGGTTACCTGTTCGGTCCTATTTCTAGATCTGATGTTATTCGTAAAGCTATTGTAAATCTTTATAATAATCAAAATGTTAGAACGGCAAATCTATCCATAACTAACTACATAACTGAGTTTAAGCCTGGGGATGTAGTATTTCAAACAAATGGAAAATCACAAACTGCATCGGGTATAGTTAAAACATCCAACTCCACATTTCTCTATATTACAAATGTGAGTGGTCATTTTAATACAGCCAATAATATCTTGTGTGGTAATTCAAATGCCGTGGGTGAAGTATCAGTAGTATCATCCGCGGATGATGTAGCAGAGAGAATAGAAGTAAGACCGGCTGTAACTAATACCGGTAAACCTACGGCTAGCCTTTCACAATCTATTGATCTTGACTTGATTAAATCAACAGATAATTATGGTATTAATATTAGTATTTTGGAACCCTAATGAGTGAAGAACCTGAGAGTGATCCAATCGGTAAGGCACTAAACCTCCAGCCGATTAATGCGATAAAAAATCAGATACAGACTGCTATCGAAACTGATAGTGATGATGTTAACCATGCCAGAACAAATATTAGAGATCTAATTTATAGAGGCACTTCTTCACTAGAAGATCTCCTTGATGTAGCACGTGCGTCTGAGCATCCTCGTGCATACGAGGTGGCTGCTGGATTTATTAAAACTCTTGTTGATGCTAACAAAGAACTGGCCGAGCTTAAATTTAAAGAAGACAAGATAGTATCTGATAAAAACGTTGTTGATAATCGATCTATTAATAACTTTTTTGTAGGTAGTACGACTGAATTGCTTAAGATGATGAAAAACGCTAAAACTGTTGAGCATGACGATGAGTGAAAGTAGTAAATATTTTTACATGGGAAATCAGAAGTTAAAGCGGGCTAATGTGCCAGTTAACTTCACGAAGCAGCAAGTAAAAGAATATGTTAGGTGTTCTACTGATATTGTTTACTTCGTAAAGAAGTATGTAAAGATTGTAAATGTCGATCAGGGTATTGTACCGTTCAATCTCTGGCCGTTTCAGGAAGAGATGATTAATACATTCGCAAATAATAGATTCTCAATTTGCAAATTACCTCGCCAGGTCGGTAAGACAACTGTTACTGCTGCTACTATTTTGTGGTATATTCTTTTTCATGAAAATTATTCAGTAGCTCTATTAGCGCATAAGTTAGCCCAGGCTCGTGAAATTTTAGGTCGTATTCAGCTTGCATATGAGAATCTACCCAAGTGGATGCAGCAAGGCGTTGTTGAGTGGAACAAATCAAGTGTTGAGCTTGAGAATGGTTCTAAGATTCTAGCAGCTGCTACTTCATCATCTGCAATTCGTGGTGGGTCTTTTAACTGCGTAGCGGGAAACAGTATCGTCACTATTAAAGTAGATACTACCATATATGATGTAACGATTGAGACTCTTTTTAATACTTTTCAAAATGCTAATTTATCTAAATATATATACAAACCAGAGCAGAAAGACGTGTATGTTTTTAGAAAACAAATACTACAGGTGGTATCTCAGTATAGTGAAGAGGCGTGCTACCAATCCAGCTCAACCCCCTATAGAAAAACACCATATAATACCGAGATGTATGGGTGGGAAAGACGACAAAGAAAACATAGTACGAGTAACTATAAGAGAGCATCTATTACTACACCAACTATTAGTAAAAAGCGTAATAGACACCAACCACAGGAGAAAACTTTTATTTGCGGTTTCTCGAATGATGTCGGGGCGGCAGGGACTTTTACACAAACAACCGATAGATTTTCAAAGAGCGTTTTTAAAAAAACTCTCGGAGGAGCAAAGGTTAGTTCGCTTAGGGGCAAAGGCTTCAGCAGCTACCCGCCAGAAAATAAGCATGATTCACACTGGAAAGATCGTTTCGAAAGACACGAGAAAGAAGATTTCAGAGAAAAACAAGGGCCGTCTTCTAAACATACCAAAAACTTTAGAACACAAAAAGAATATATCAATGTCTTTGACGGGGAAGCCAAAGTCAAAAGAGCATATATCGAAGATCAATCACAATCCAGAAAAAATAGCAAAGACAGCAGCTGCACATCGAGGAATGAAACGCTCAGAAGAATCACGCAAGAGGATGAGTTTAGCCGCGCGTGGCAGAGTGCCCTGGAACAAAGGAAAGAAATTAAAGTCTTAACAAGTGTAGGGTACAAATGTTTTTATGGAATTAAGCGTACAGATAGTCAAAAAACAATAAAATTATCTTATAGCGATGGTAATTGGTTAGAATGTACACCTGATCATTTAATTTTTGAAGATAATATGTGGGTAGAGGCAAAGAATTGCGTAATTGCTAGGAAGACTTCCGCTTCAATACAAGATGTATTTGATATAATAGGTGTAGAGGAAGTGTCTAGTTTTATCTGTAATGGTATTAATGTTCATAATTGCATCTATCTCGACGAATTTGCGTTCGTACCTCCGCACTTTCAAGGCGACTTCTTTGCCTCGGTTTACCCTACTATCTCATCAGGTAACACCACAAAAGTAATTATCACAAGTACCCCCAAGGGACTGAACATGTTTTACAAGATGTGGTCAGAAGCTGTTGATGGTAAAAATTCATTCGTACCTTTTGAGGTGCATTGGTCGGATGTACCAGGTCGTGACGAAAAGTGGAAAGAAGAAACTATTCGTAACACCTCTGAGCGTCAGTTCAGAGAAGAGTTTGAAACGGAATTTATTGGAAGTAGTAGTACACTAATTAATCCGGGTAAGCTGCTACAATTACCTGTTGTAGCACCTATACACTATACGGATGATTATGCGGTATATGAGGACCCAACATTAACTGAAAACAAAAATAATCTCTATGTGCTAGTAGCTGATACATCGAGAGGTGTGGGTAGAGATTATTCTGCTTTTGTAGTTTATAACGTTACTCAATTACCTTATAAGGTGGCGGCTAGGTATAAAAATAATGAAATATCTCCTCTTTTATTTCCTAATATTATTCATCAGTTTGCTAAGTCATATAATGATGCTTACACCTGTATTGAGGTAAATGATAACGGTCAGCAGGTAGCGGATATTCTCTATAGAGAGCTTGAATACGAGAATGTAGTCATGACTCAGATGAAGGGTAGGCAGGGCCAGGTAATAAGTGGAGGCTTTGCTAGTAGGCCTACCCCGGGTGTGCGCACTACTGCTCAAGTTAAACGTATTGGCTGTACTAACTTTAAGACCTTGGTTGAATCGGATAAGCTTATTTTAGGTGATGCTGAAATTCTAGATGAATTATACCGTTTCGTTGAGACGGGCGATTCATATGCAGCTGAAGAAGGTGCTAACGATGATCTAGCCATGTGCTGTGTTATCTTTGCTTGGATGACCATGCAGCCTTACTTTAGAGAATGGACCGAAACTAACGTACGAGAAAAAATTCAGCAGGATAATCTAAAGTTATTAGACGAAGAATTTTTACCTTTTGAAGTAAACTCTGGTGATGATCACCATCATGTTAGTGTACGTGAGCTGTCCAGTCGCTCATTTGATCGTTGGCTCCTTTCGGAAAATGATTAGTTTATAAATAACTGTAATTGTATCTAATAAGGAGCTTCAAGATGGCGTTTCAAGTCAGTCCGGGTGTTAATGTATCAGAGATTGATCTCACTACAGTAGTACCAGCAGTATCCACCACAGAGGGTGCGTTTGCTGGTGTGTTTAAGTGGGGTCCTGTAGAGCAGAGTATTCTAATTGAGTCAGAAAATGAGTTAGTATCACGTTTTGGCAAGCCCGACGATACAAACTTCGAGACTTTCTTTACCGCTGCTAGCTTTCTAGCGTACGGTAACAAGCTATTCGTTGTTAGAGTTGCTAACACGCAGCTGACAGCAAGTGCTTATGCAGGTGTTAACGCCACCGCTACAGTAGCTAACGTTGGTACAAATTCAGTTAAGAATCTTGACGATTATCAATCCCGTAATAGCTTTGACGCAAACTGCACGTTTATTGCAAAGTATCCAGGTGCTACAGGCAACTCACTACGTATTTCACTTTGCGATTCAGCCGTTCAGTTCTCTGCAAATGCTTTCTCAAACACGATTGCAGCTGTTGACGTACCCTCACTATCTACAACATTCGTTGTTGGTACAAATACTGCTACAATGCAGACAAACAACCCAACAGATGCAGGATTATACAGAGCCGCTGTACCTAATAATACAATTTTAAGAGTAGGTAATAGTGCTCTAGGGTTTCAAGATCTAAAGATTACTACTACCTCACTAGATGGTTCAAACGTACTAATTAACTTCTCATCAAATTACAGACTATCTGTAAACGTAGTAGCAAACTCCACAACTGTTGCTAACTCACTCGCTACAAACGGCGTAGCAGTAACACGCAACTGGGAATTTTACAGAAACGTAGATTCAACACCAGGTACTTCCGATTATGCAGCTGCTCGCGGTGGTGTAGGTGATGAGGTACATGTTGTAGTAGTAGAT